ATAACCTTAACGGAATCGCCCATATTAGCAATCTCACCGAAGTAATCATTATTAGTGATTGCATCGACAATAGATGACTTACGGAACGCAAGTTGCACCTGTTTGCTGTAAATAATAGGACTAAAATTACCGTTAGGAAGATTACCGTGACCAGCTGCTGCTGTAAATGCCATTTTTAAATCTCCTTAAACATTTATCATATGTACACAGAACGTGTACTATAGTTTTAGTCATTTTACTTTATAAGGACCATTCATGCGTTGAGGTTGTACGTAGGATAGCGATTCCTGTGTAGGCTCACATAATTGGGTAATCTCTAAAGTTAATTTGAAGTATAACACAAGTAGTTTATAAGTAGCTAGTATTTATATATTTAAGCAACGACTCCAAGGGGTATATATAAACACACATATAAGGTTGTGTTACACTTCTAGTTATGTATAGTTATATACATAAATTCTTGTTTGTCAACATTATTTTTAATTTATCTAGCTGAGCCTGATATATCATATACAAAGTTGCCTGACCTAATAGCTTCCATTATTGTGTCAGCTTGTTTCTCATACTGTGCAGAGGACATTTTTTGAACTTGTGACTCAAGTATCTTTTTACCTGCTTCTGTAGTATCAACTTTAGTCTTTGTAGACTTCGTGCCAACTTCCATAGCAGCACTCTTATTACTCTTTGTCTTAGTTTCCTTACCGATTCCCTTATCGGCTTTGTATAAGTCAATAGCTCTTGCTGCTGACCTAGCATCATTGTCGTTTTCATAAAGTGCATCCTGTACCCATTTTGGCTGTTCATCTGCCCAATCGTGGAACTCATCACTATCTCTAATATCATTAAAGTCAGGATGAAGTTTCATTAGTTCTGCTTCAGCTTTCTCTTTCTTAGCTTCAACAGACATTTCATCTATCTTCTGTATTCTACTTTCTAGCTCAAGTGATTGTTCTTTTGCTTTCTTCATAGCAATAGTTTCAACAATCTTAGCTACGTCTGGGTACTCTGTTGCCCATGCTTCTATGTCCTCATCAGACTTAGGCAACTTCATTTCTTTCTTAGTTGCTTTAGCTAGTTGCTCTTTCATATCATCTAGCTGTTTTTGAAACTGCTTCTCTTTCTCCTGAGTATGCCTTCTTAAATCGCCATATCTCTTTTTAAAAGTTTTCTCTTCTGCGTTAGTCGGTTCTTCTTCACTAGGAGTTTCCTCCTCGCTAGTCTCTTCTGTACCCTTTTGCTCCTCAACGAGCCTTGCAAGTTCTTCTTCATCTCGCTTTACTCTTTCTTCCTGAGAATAAGGTCTATTCATAAACATTGCTTTTTTAGGTGTAGCATCTTCCACCATTACTTTAGTAGCTTCTTCAGCCATTTGTTTTCTCCTTGGGGGTTATCGTAGCCAATTATTGTTGGGGGATAAGTAGCCTTTTATTGTGGATTATTAACGTGAAGCTAATCCACCTCGCTTCATCTTCTTAACTTTAGGTTTCTTTTTCTTTTTACCTGCTAGTCCACCTTGATTAAATTCTGGGTCATCATCGGCATCAGGACTTTCTCCGGGGTCATCATCACTAGGAGTATCGTCACTAGGGTCATAAGAATCTATGCCTAGACCCGGAGTAGATATTCCACCTGTGCCTGTTGAAGTCACCCCTTGTCCGGGTGCTGTAGCACCAAAATCAAAGCCACCTCCATAAGACTGTTGGTCATCTTCATCCGTTATACCAAAATCTTGTGCCACAGATATTTCTGTTTGTGTTAAATCGTCTATGACATCTGCTATATCTCTACCCTTACTAACTTCGTGTGATATATTATTTTGAACGTCTTTACCTGCTTGTTCTGCTTGTTCAGTGGATAAAGTGTTTCCTAATTTGTCGGTATAAACATTAGTCACAGGATTAAAAGTATAAGGTGTATTAACTATGGAATTAAGCACCTCTAGTCTGTTTTTTAAATCTTTAGCTTCTTTACCTGTTGGATTGTTTTTTACGCTTGCATACTCTTTAGAGGTAAGAGACACTTTGCCTTTTCCAAAAGACATACTTACAGGGTTGGTTGTTAATCCGTTTTTATTACCTATTGTATTTACATTTTTACCTTTATTTATATCATTGATTGTCATTAAACTACCAAGAACACCTTTTACACCAAAGGGATTTATATTATATGATATATTAGCAGTTATAGCATTTGACTGTAAACCTTTTCCTGCTCCACTTTTTGTTCCACCAAAAGATAAACTAGCACCACCTTTACCATCTTCACTTGGGTCTCCCCCTTCTCCTGTATCAACAGGCTTTACCTTAGTTGATGCTACTTGTGTCGGCTTAGCTGCTTCTTTAGGTGCTTCTTCTTTTCTAACAAATCCGTCTGGTTTAGGATATAATGAATTTCCTATACTGCCATCTGGATTTAGTACATGAGGTATCATACGAACCTGTCCTGTTGCTTCATTAACATATCTCACATTCTGTGTCTTAGGTGCTCCACCTGCACTAGTACCTAACAAGTCTGTAAAAGTAGCAGGAGCATAAGGTGTACCTGCATTTGGTGCAGCAGGTGGTTGATAAGCCTTGCCTACATTTGGTATGTAAGCACCTTGTTGTGCATAAACGACTCCACCTTTATTATACTCCATTTCTGCCTGATTGTCAACTTCTTCTTCAATATCTAGGTCATCTATACTAAAAGGCATATCGTCAGGTATAGTAGCTTCTTCTGAATTACCCATCTGACCCATGTCTTCCATTTTCTGTAGACCCATCTTAGCCTTTTGTCTCATCTGCATTAACTTCTCAAGACCTATAAATCTAACTACGTCAGCAGGGAATACAAACTCTCCTTCACTTAACTGTGCAGGTATGTCATCTCTTACTTCTTCTCGTGTAGAGCCTGATGGTACATCATTACCTGATACTTCATCAATCATACCACCTTCATCTTTGAGACCACCATCTTCAAACATTTCCATTTGTTTTTTCATTACTGTACCACCTTCGTTAAACATTCTAATTTTGCCATCTTTAGTTTTTACTTTTAATTCTTTTAATTCTGAAATCGTAGGTTTTTTTACACCTTTAGCCAAAACTAAAGGACCTACCTGTATTACTTCATCTGCTCTAGTGACTGGCATACCAGTTGCTTTATTATAAAAATAACTGTGTTTAAAAGGATTCATTCCAACTTGTGTCCACTCTGAACTATCTATTAATTTTTTTGCAGACTCGTATACAAGTTCAGGTTCAGCATTGTAATAATCGCCATGAATACGTGCTATAGTTGCTTTAGGTTTTCCTTTAGCAATATTTAAACCTCCTTTAGCAGAACTAATAAACTCAACATTTTTTAAAAGAGCCGTTTGCCCATATCCTATGGCATTACCTCCTTTTTTTGTTCCGTCATGTAATGAAACAATCCATTTATCATAATTGTCGTAAGACGGTATATCTAACCTTGAACCTACTCTTGTACCATCAGATATTTTTTTATTTATTCCTACAATTCCTGTTTTTATTTTTCTAGGGTCTGTAGCTTTTAACGCACCTACTATATCTGTTTTAGTAGGCATTTCAGGAAAATTATCTTTTGTTATTGGCTTTATAGGTTGTTCTGCTTTTACAACATCTCTATATTTTTTTGAAGTTGTCAAGCCTTCGCTTAGTTTATCTACTTCTTTCTGTATCTTAGGATTTCTTTTTTGCCTTTGTTGCTCGGCTAGTTTATTTGAATTTTTCCATTTTTCAGCAGCCTTATCATCGTCTATTAAAATTTTAGCATCGTTAATATCTTTATCACGAAGTTTTTTTGTTATTCTTTTAAAGCCTTGTCTTGCGGCATCTCCTAGTATTGGAACTGCTCCTAGTGTTAAAGACGTTACATCTATACCTGCACCTATATAATCACCTTTACCTACATTAGTGCCTAAACTAATTATATCTTTTGTTTCGCTAACTCCGGGAATAGAATCGGTTGCTATATCAGTAGCTGTTTTAAAATCTTCTTTTGAAACACCTGCTTTATCTTTTTCTTCTAGGCGAGACATAATGCTTTGCATTTGTTTTTGTGAATTAGATTGCACCATTTACTTCATCTCTTAGTAACTTTAATTTATTCAAAGTAGCTATTGCTCCTTGAGACCTATGTAGAGTAGTTGTATCACTAGACTGTTCTAGTATCTTATGTTGTTGCTTCACTAATTCATCAATGTAATCATTGAAGCTGTTCATTAGCTTGAGGTTGTTCACTAGCGGCTTGATTTGCTGCAGCACCTGCTTGTCCATCATTTCCTGAAAATCCTTGTTCATTTGGTATAGGAGCTTGTCCTGTACCTATATTACCACCACCTGCTCCTGTGGGGTCTAATGGGTTAGCACCTACAGGTGGTTGACCTGCCTGTGGGGGTTGTTGAGGTTGTTCACCCTGCATACCTTTTAATATTTCTGCTTGTAAGGCCGCTTCATCCATATTATTAGTAACCTTTTCAGGGTCTAGTTCCATAGACTTAGCTATTTCTCTAATAATGTATGGGAACTTAGCAAACGGAGCTAATGCAGGATTGGATGCTACTTGTAAGAAAGACATTAATCTCTGACTACGTACTTCGTTAGCCATGAGACTTTCTGTACCTCTAGCCTGTACTTCTAAGTCACCTTTAATATCTTTGTTAAAGTTAAACTGCATATTAAAACGAAACATACCCTCGCCTAGTGGCTTCAATAAGTAATCGTCTACATTCTTTATAACAGTTTTAATACTACCTGCCGCAGCGTTCATAAGCATTGATATACCTGATGCAGTTCTACCTACACCTTGTACACCTGTCTGTCCGTGTGCGAATGATGGAAAGCCTGTGCTCTCATCTGCAAGCTGTCTAGCCTTGTCAAACAGTTGTAAGTTCTCATTTGATACGTTAGGAAACTTAGTACCGAAGATAGCTTGACCCGGAGCACCACCTTGTCTTCTAAACACTTTGCCCGGATATACGGATAGGTCTTGCCCCGGAACTAAGTTAGTCTCGTCTACTTCTATAAGTAAGTTACCTGATAACACTGCGTTGTCTACAGACATTCTCATAAAACCATTCATAAGTGTCTGTGTATCATCCATGTTTTCAGCTAGACCTACACCAAAGAAAGAATATGGATTAAGTTCGTAAGGAGCTGCCATGTAAGGTATAGTGGCAGGTTTGAAAGGATTAAGAACCATTCTTATTAACTTACCATTACTAATCCATATATTTGCTTGTAGTTCGTCAAATTCCTTGAGTTCTTTAGGTATATCTACCTCATTCTCCTCAAGCATATCAACGTCACACATTCCCCAATATTCTAGTACTTCAAATCTATCTATTCCGTGGTCTGCTGCATAGTCAGATAAATCATCTTCCCAATACTTTTTGTCGTAAGATTCCCCAGATGCAATTACTTCATCAATAACATTACCACGAAAGTAAGGTCTCTTCTTTAAACCACGCAACTGTGTTCTTGACATCTTGTGTCGTTCAATTACATACTGTGCTTCATCCATATTAGCGGCATCAGGGTCAGGAAAGAAGTTCCATACTGATACGTGTGATGTAGATGGTACAGTCTTAAATACAGGACTGTAGTTACCTTCTTCATCCCAATTAGGATATTCTTTATCTACAGCAAAAGGACCTTTCATTACTCCTGTTCCGAATAATGCCATTTCAAATGCTGTGCTTCTTAATTGTTTACTAGTGCCTGACTCTTGTAGTTGGTCCATGATTTGTTTTTCCATAGACTTAGCAGCTACCATAGCAGGACTAAATGTAACAGCAGAAGGTGTTTTACCTACCCCTTCTTCCAACCCTTCAATTTCTCCCAACTTGTCTTGTAAAGGACCCAGCCTTTCTGCCAATGTTTTTTCAGTAGCACCCTTCGGTAAATCCATGCCATCACCTTTAAACCCATAAGGCGAAGACATCTCAGTTTCTCCCTTAAGCTGTTCAGGCATCTTTGGGTCAAAGCTAACGTCAGCTGCGACACCTTCAGGTAACACTGTCGGCTCAATGCTAATAGGAAACTTGTTCCCTGCAAATAAAACATCAACAATTTGTCCATAAGCTGCGAGAGTTTTTGTTTTGGTAACTTTAATAAATACTCTTGACTTTTCTGCTTCAGTAAATTGAACATCACTTCCGTATAACCCCCTATAGTTTCTATAAGACCTTAACCACCGTTCTTCGTCATTACTACGATAGTCTTCGGCTCGTTGGTATCTATCCATAACAAACGGTATAATACCACTTACTCCTATGTCACTGACTGTTGATTCTTTAGCATCTTCTAATGCTACTGAATCATCATCTAGTGTTACTTCATCTTTTTCTGCCATGTTATATCCTTAATATCCAAATGTAGAGTCTGCCATTGGCATACTGTTACTAGGTCTGCCCATTGGGTCATAGTCAAATATACTAAATCTTGGTCTTGACATTATACCATATCTTAATGCATCATACAAGTGGTCTTCTGCTCTTGTGTCTACATCCTCTGGATTCTTTTTATCTAATGGTAATGCAGGTAATTGCGATACCATATTTGTACAAGTATTAAAGAAAACTAATCTTGGTGCTTCAGTAAACTCATCTATCTGTAATCTTCTGTGTATCTCATTCTTTCCTGATACACGACTGCCCTTACTTCTATCTGAAGGTCTAAATCTGCAACCCTTCATAATCATCTGTTCAGCCAGAGAAGGACCAGTATCGCCACGTTTGTGCCAAAGAGAACTATCCAGAACCCCATACTTAATATTTCCATCATCTGCTTCAGCATCCAGTATCATATCTGCCAAATCTGTGGCAAGTACTTTGCTACAATACAACTCTCTATATATAATAATCTGCTCGTCTGGAGAAACAGCAAACCACAACACACCACTATAAGAGCCATAACCATAATCACATGCACGAAATTTAACCCAATTTCTTGGAATTGAAAAAGGCTCAACAACGTGAATATTCCTATCAAACTCAGTAAAAGCAGCACCTTCTTTAATATCCCAATCACCATCAAGCAACTGCTTACGTTGGTGTTCAGGTAAGGAAAGAAGCATTGCTTCATAGTCACCTTGCTCAGACAAGTATGGGTTGTCTGATAATCTTGCAGGGATAAATCTACGTTTGAATAATGCTTGTCCTGCTTTACTGTGTCCTTTTGGATAGGAAAGAACATTCCCTGATTCAATATCTGTGGCATCAAATTGTTTTCCGTATGGTGCAGGGTCAATGAACATTTTCTTGACCCACTGATGTCCCGGACCTCCGGGGTTAGTTGTTGCTCTCATATACACAGGTAAATCATGTGCAGTAGAACGCAAACGTGAACGCATATAGTTCCAAGCATACGGAGTAGACCACTGAGTTAATTCATCAAACCCTATCCAACTAAATGCCAAACCTTGATAACGAAGTACATCATCGTCTCTGTCTAGGTATGACATCCATAACCTTGCACCTGAAGGTGCTTCCCATTGCATCTTTCTTTCTGACCACTTAATACCCTTCCATATTTGAGGATACATTTCCTTAGATTTAAATATTAGTTCTCTAAGTTCTTCTGTTGTGTGTCGCAGTAGCAACCCACTAAATGATGGATGACCCATGTAACGTAAAGGGTCGGCAAGCATGGCATATGATTTACCACCTCCTGCTGAACCACCATATAATACTTCTCTTTCACCTGCTGCAAGGAACTCTGTCTGAGGTCCTACATTAGGTTTGAAGATAACATTCTGTTCTTCTACAGGTACTGCTTCTACGTCTGATACTTCTCGTATCTTAGGCTCTTGCACCTGTTCTTGCTTCTTCAATGGCTTTCGCTTTTTGTATCGCCTTTTCGGCGTACTCAGACCACTTTCTGAGAGTTCTAGCCGTGTTCTTACGTTGTCTTTCATGCATTAACCTTTTTCTTAAACCCACGTGAGATATAACTCTATTCGTTTTAGTAGTCATCCAATTAGCTACTTCACGATAGGAATACTGCTTTACATACTTTCTTGCCATCTCTATGGCTTCTAACTCGTATGGTATTGGGTCAAGTAAGTCAGGGTCTTGTTCGTTTATCTTATATCCAAATGGAATAGTCCTAGCTATGCGAGGTATCTGTACCCATTCTTTTTGTTCTTCATCTTTTAAGTCTGTTGGTTGTGGTAACTTCCACTTGCCTACACTTCTATCCATTATTTTTTCTTTTTTGTTGTGAGACCACCTTTAGCTTTTTTTACTTTGCCAATCTCTGCAATCATTTTATTTAGAATACTAGGTGGATATGTAGTGTTTACATCCTTATATGGAACTCCTTTTTTAATCATGTCCTCTCTAGCTTTTATTACTTTTTTAATTAATTTTAAATCACTCACGTTATTCTCCTTGTTTTGGGGGAAGTAACATAACACCACCAGTGCTTTCTACTTGCATTTTCTCAGTCTTCACTAAGCCTGTCCTGTCTAATAACTCTTTAGCTGCCATCATCTTATCTTTGAGACCTAACTCAGTAGGGTCATATAAACCACCCACCATAGCCATTGCAGCTTTAGGTGCGTTCCTACTCATAAACAACTGCGTAGCTTCTAGTATCTCATCCTTCATGGATTTAACTATCTCTGTTGTGCTGGATGTTTCAGCATAACCTGCTAACTTCTTAGCTGATACTACATCACCACCTGCTTCATCAAATAAAACAGCTAGAAACTTTTGTTGTCTTTCAGTTAGTTCTCTACTCATGTTGGTACATTCTCTCTATAATATTGCCTATCAACGATTGCTATTAAACGCTTGGCTCTGTTAGGTGTTTGTTTAAACCAACGAGAGTTTTCCATTTCGTCTGCCATTCTTTCCCAATCTAAGTCTTCTACGGCAGCAATCATGTTCTTAAACTTAGATAGTCTAGGTCTACCTAATTGAAAACACATATTAGCTAATACATGTTGTATGTCATCAGGTAGATTATCAAATTGCGAAAATAATAGTTTACAATCTTTTATAGTTGTTTCTATGTCTTTCGCAAACCAATCGTTTACTTGTTCTTCAGGTACAGGGTATCCTATAGGTTTATCGTAGTAATCTGCATCCCATTCTGTGATAAGATGTCCTATACCTCCTGTTAAATGCCCAAGTGAACATCTATATATTTCAAACTTTATGCCTTCATCTTCTGCTAATTCATCTTGTAGTTTTATTAAGTTCATTAACTATTTACTTTCTTTAACTTTATACTTTGTTCTAAGTGGCTTATTAGAATCTTTCTCATATTCTCTGCTCTAGTTCTATCTGTAAATGAATACTCTCTAATGTCTTCACTGCTTAGTCTAAGTGAAAATATATAGAACGCACCTTTCTTTATAATGCTAGAAGCACTGCCTTGTGCTACTCTTGCAGGGTTGATTAGTGTTCCAAAGTTTGTTTCAATAATGTTTGACATTACTTTATCTTCTTCCTCTAAATCTAAAGTTTCTTTTTCTAGGTGTTACTTGTGGTCCTCTTGGTGTACCTGTAGGTCTTTTTCTAGGTGTAGCTACTTTAGGTGTTTGTGTAGCCTGTGTTGGTTTTCTTCTTCTACCAAATACATTAGCTCTCATTTTTTTATTGGCTTCCTGCATTTTAATAAATCTATCTCTAGCAGCTTTTTGTTGTGCAGGTGTACTCCTACTTAAGCCACCCAAACCTTGAGGTGGTAGCTGTCTTCTTTGCTGTGCTCTTCTTCTCAATTCCATTAACCTACGTCTCATAGCAGGTGTCATCTGCTGTCCACCTCTAGGTCTATCGTCTCCTAGTCTACGTGGTTCTACTTGAAGATTAGGTGGTCTTCTTCTTGGGTTTCTTGGTAGTTGAGGTGTACCTATAGGTCTTCGTCTACCTCTTGGTACGTGAGCCATTCCTCTATGTGCTTTAACTACTGCTGTCTTTTTAGCTGCAGGTTTCTTTGTAGTTGTTGGTTTTTTTGTTGTAGCCATTATTTCTTCCCCATTATTTTCATTGCTTGTCCTGCACCTTTAATTCCAAATGATGCACTAATGGCTATAAATAAAAGATACTGATACCACTCAGGTAATGTATTCAATACCTCAAAGCCTGTTCTTACATACTCTGTCATACTAGGGATGAACACTAGTATAGCAGGTAAAAGTAAAACTGTCAAGGCAAATTCGTCTTTCCACGAATTATCTGTTGAGTCTGCCATAGACTTTTCCCATGCGACTTCACCTGCTGCAACTTTCTCAGCTACAACTGCCTTAGCTTTAGCTTGTGCTACTTTAGCCTGACCATCTGCTTTAACCTTCTCAACCTTACTACTCATCCAAGAACTAGCGAGGTTTGCGATTGGTCCTATTAATGCTGTTAACATCGTTGTCTCCTTTATGTTCGTGACCCATCCAAATGCCAAAGACACCTGTCATCACACCCATAACTACTGATACAAAAGCTGACTGTGCTGCTGTTGGATTATCTAAGTCCATAAACCATTCAGCACATCTCCATGACATCATCGTACTAGCTAACATCATAAAGCGAGGAAGTATCTTCCATTTTAAAAACGTCTCTACACTCATCTTATACAATTACAAGTTTCTTTATTAAACTTTGAATCTATCCAACATTTACCATAGTACAAGATAAATAACCATACTGTAAATAGAACACCTTCAACGTAACTAAGTTCATTCCATGCATCTAATATCATGTTGTCCATTATAATCTCCTAGTTCCTTCTTTTTCTTGTTTTTCTCTTAGAGCTTTCACGTGCTTGTTGAAGAGATAGTTTCCTAGCTTTAATATTGGCTTCGCTAATTTTAGATACAATACGCTTTTGCTCATCTAAATCTCGCCGTTTTTGTAGCAATCTTTTTGGGCTGTTTAGATACTTGTCTATTTCCTCTAGTTGCTTTTCGTTTAGCAGCCGAAGTGGCGGCGTATTCACTGGAACTAAGAGCCTTAATCGCCGCTTCAGGTAGATAACGTTCGCCTGTAGCTTTTGACCCCTGTGTACTAGGTTTACCACTCTTAGTTGTCCATTTCTGTTTTGTCCAATTTGCTAGTGACTTTTGTGGTGCTCTCATATGCTTCTTTAATCTCTTCTATTGTTCTGTTACATCCTATGCAGACATTCTCTTGCAACGTGCAGATGCCTATACATGGAGTTATAATCTACCTGTCCACTTAGCTGCAAACCAAGCCGCTAGTCCTGCAAAGAATATAATGATAATAAACCCTACACTGTAGCCTACGTATTCCATTATTTCTTCGTGACGTTTCTGTGCCATCTTCTCTTGATAACGTCTAGTCTTTCTTGCTTCAGCTTGAAACTGTTGCCAGTCCTGCCACAATCCGGGTCTACCTAGATATATCATCATCTGCTTGAGTTCTTCTTCTTTTTCTCTTATCTGCTCAAGAGCCATGAACTCTTCTAAGTCTGCACCACCTATACCTTTAGCTTTTTTCTTTTTGAGGTTTTTCTCTATGGCTTCTTTAGAAAAAACAAAATCTGATATTTGTTTAGCACAACCGGAAAGTTCCTTACCATTTGATATAAAACTCTTGATAACACCGAAGGCTGCATTTGCTGCTGCGAGTTCTGCTAACATTATCGTTTCCTTCTAGGTTTACAGTATGCTGTTATCTGTAGATTTGCTCCTTCCATCTGTGGTACGGATGGTTGCTTGTGTAATCTTTCTGCAAAGTACAAGCATCTATCTATGTCTTCAAAGGTTTGTGTTTGGTCTACTACTCTTAATCCCATCATAAACACTAACACAAACTCAATCATTACCTTTCTCTGCTACCTTATCTTCATGGCAGTCACAGTTACATTCTTCATCATTACACTCATAGCACTCACATGTATCACATTTATCCACGGTATCCTCCACCTGCTGCTTTGTATGCTTTGGCAACCATCTGTGCTTTTCTAGCTGACCATTGACCGGGAGCACCTCCCTTACCACCTGCTTTGATACGGTTGAATATGTTCTTACGCATTGTTGGCTTGGTATAGTTACCTGCAGCATTAACTGTGCTACCCCCTTTATTTAATTTAAGTTTAGATAATGACTTAGCTTGACTAGCATGTAGTTTAGATGCTTTCTTTAATCCTTTAACTACCTTTTTTACTACTCTTTTTGCTTTTGGTTTTGCTGTTGGCATTGTTATCCTCATATAAGTTATTAAATGTAGTATAGGGGTCTAGGTAAGATTCATGTGACTCTGCTGAGTGTGTCCACTGTGATGGTGCAAAGTCAGGAGCACCTTCTCCTGTAACCCACAGAGCAGGACTTGTAGCTCTTACTCTGTTATTTGGAAGTGCAACAATATTGCCTGTCCATTTTCCTGCATCCAACAAGTACATCACGTGTGACTGTTTATGCTGTGCAGGGTCATCTGCTATGTCACTGTCTGTGTAGTCAACAGTAAACATATACTTAGCTGTGTAGAACTCATTGCCTATCTTACATAACCAAGGACTAGAACTTACTCTGTCCATAACTATGATGCTATGATTTCTTGATTCACAATCCCAAGGTTGACATAAGTGGTCTTCCATCGGCTCTGCCCATTCGTCTACAGGTATGTCAGCTACGAGTGCTTGTATGGGCATCCTTGCCCACATTGCACCACCGTGTACATTATCATCTTCTGTACAACCTGTGAAGACTACCTGAAAACTTAGTGACCTATCAGGTATGGTATTAACTGCGAAAGCTAGTGCGTGTAGGTATTCACCGTGATAATTCATATGATTACAAGTGAACTCCTTACGTACCCAACATTTAAAATGTGGTACGTTACTTATAAGATACGACATTATTTACGTTTAGCTGCTCCACCACGAGAGTACATCTTAGTTTTTTTCATTCCTGCACCACCTTTAGCCATGTACTTAGTCTTCTTCATTCCACCTTTTGCCATGTATTTTGTTTTCTTCTTCATAACCATTATGCTAGTCCTCTTTTCTTTAATCTATCTAATTGTAACTTTGTAGGCTTTACATTTGTACCTTTATAGTTACCCTTTGAATCCAACTTAGATTCAGGCTTCTTTGTAATCTTTTTCTCTACTTTCTTTTTAACTTCTTGTTTAGGTTTATTTTGTAGAGCTTTTGTTTTAGTCACCTTTACACTTTTAAGGTTAGATTTTTTTATTTCTTTAATGTCTTTTTTCTTATCTGTCTTCTTAGGTGGCTTGGCATCTGTTTTTATGTTAGTATCTTTTTTCATAACGCTAAATGCATCTTTAGCCTGAGATTTACGTAATGCTGCTTTGCCACCGTCTTTAGGCATTAGTCTAGACCTATCTATATCTCTTACTAAATCTGATTTAGCCTTACTTCCATCATCTTTTTTAGCTGTAGATGCCATAGCCTTTTTCATACCTCTGCCCATCTGACCCTTTTTATTTGTGCCACTGACAGCAGAACGTACTGTTGCTAACATTTTATCTGGACTAGATACGAGTCTTGAACCTGCAGCATTTTTTAAGTTTGCTAACACTAATCCTGTGGCTGCATCCTTTGCTAACTCGCCATCTTTTTTAATTCTATAATACTTACTACCTATTTTTCTATACTTAGTTTTTTTACCAAAAACTTTAACTGTATACTCTTTAGCCATTACACTCTCCTCACTAGTTTTTTAGCATTACGTGTTCTCTTAAAAGAACGATTGGCAGTTTTAGATGCTACAGCTAAATTACTAGTTCTGTTATCTTTTGGATTGCCATTCTTATGGTGGACATCTTTACCTGCTACCTTCGCAGTTCCACCTGCTTTCATAACTATCTTACGTGCTTTGTTTCTACCTGCTCTGTTCACCTTCTGTGCAGGTTTAGAGTGGTAGTTAGCGTATTCTTTTTTGTAATTGCGATTAGGCATTAGTTGCCTGTTATTTTATTGTAGGCTTCCATACCCTTTGGACCACTAGCTTTTAAAGCACGTAGACCTGCATTATCTGTGACTGAACCACCTGCTGTGTACATATGTTGTTTGCCACCTACACTGCCACCATAAGCCATCTTAACTTTCTTCTTAGGCTCTTTAGGTTTCTTACCTAACATAGATATAATTATGGCTATGCCACCCTTACCTTTTTTATTTGCCATTTCTCTTGACCTTTCTCTTGTCTACAGTTGATAGCACGTAGCCACCACTGCGATAATCGTTAGCACCTATTCTGTTCTTTGTAATTGAACCACCACTAGCTTTGCCTAATGCCCTAGTAGCTTTTGATTCGTATATAATGATTTGGTCTTCTGAGTCCATTAGCTTACTAAGCTCAGAGCCTTCAATCTCTCCACCACCACCTGCTATTTGATTACTCGCATCTTTGTTCACTGCTCTGAATATAGCCATGCCTTTAACTTCACCGTGCTTGTCAATAAGTTTGTCTTTTATTTTTTGTATCTCATTCATTATTTCTTCCCCTGTTACCACTTCACCTTATGTGACCAGTATTTAGCTGATAACTTTGAAGTTGGTTTGCCTTGAGCATTGTGCCTTGCATAATAACTCTTCTTACGTGCTTTATCTTTAGCACTAGTAGGATTCTTACCTGCTCCACTGACACCTTGTTGCCCAAAGCGAATGAATTTGTATGTGTCACCTTCTTTTGCCATCACGCAATGTGACTTAGTTTTATGATTAGGTGTTCTCTTAGGCTTGTTTACACCCTTGAGACCTTCCTCTTTCATTTTTGATTTGACTCTCTCTGGGATAGCCATAGTTATATTCTCACTTTATCTGATTCTTTATCTTCAAAGCACTTATACTTCAATGCTTGGAACATAGGCATATAGTCTGGGAGGTCAGCAGCCATCTCATAGGTACGTACTATACATTCCTGCTTAGTTTCGTATGGACCTTCCAAATCTTTTAGTGTGTGACATATATTGGAATTACCAATCATGCACACAAGTACGTATGCTTCAAACATTAGTCTAACATTCCTTCTGCCTTCATAGCTGTTTCCACATGCTTAAGAGTGTACCTCACTCCTGTGTCAGCTTCAATGGCAGCACGTACATAAAATACGGAACTATGTGGTATATGTAAGCTCTTAAGTGTGTTATTTAGGATAGCACTGTAAAATGCTTCCAACATATTCTCTGGTGTATATAGTTTTACTGATTTTTTACGCATTGTCAAGAGTATTTTTATATATGTACGGATATTTATTCTAATAATATCACTTAAGTGTTCATTTAAGTGTATTTAACAAGTATATATCTTTTTATTTAAGTGTTTTATTATAGTGTTACACTTAAGTGGTTAAGTTATAGCTAATTATAACAGGTTTTATACATCTTGTCAATAGCAATTAATTTATTCATGTACGATTGTTAATTTAGTGTGGTATTTATGTCACACATTAGGTGCTAGGCAATGGGTATATTGACAGTTATACTTGTGGTTAACACTTAAAAATACCTATCTGTGTATTTCTCTGAGTACGTATACGTATACCCCCCACCTGCCACCTGCCTAGCCTATATATATAGTGTAATAGCTAACCTATTGAAATAAATAATGTTTTATATGCTATATATAGACTGAATAATTTAATTTATAGCTATATGTTGTATATAATATGAATAGTTTAAACTGATTTATTATGAGTTATCTTTATTATATTTAATTGATATCATGTATCATAAAAACTGATACCTATACATTAAATCTATATACATAAATAAAAAGTAAATACACGTTTACTATATTATATATACATCATTCAACATGATATCATTTAAACACGATTTAAAGACCATACAACAATGTTTATTGTTTATGGTATCATTAGTTATATAATTAAGTTTAAGCGTTTTTGTTGTCTATCATACGTTACAAGCCATTGATTAAATTAAATTGAAAATAATTAAAAATAAACTTTACTTATACAAATAAATAAAATATAAGATTACTTAATTACATATTAACTTTTTAAGGATTAAACAAAATGACTAATACAATAAACATACAAACTTTAACTAATACTGTTAGCATCAACATAAGTAATAACTTAATTGATTTTTATACTAAAACATTAAATGAATATTTACCTTTAAATGGTATTAATAATGGTATTGATAAAGTAAGTGAAACAATCCAAAATGAATTATATAATCTTTTATACTATCCAATTAAGATGGAATTATTTAAAAATGATTACTTAGAAATTAAACATGCTAATGATTTTGATGAAATCTTTATGTTTATAAAAAATGGTACATATTTTGATTATAACTTTAACGTGGATAGTTTAATTGGATTAATAAACAATCAATTAAATAAACTGTTTATTAGAATTAAAAAGAATACAATGAAAAAAAGAGTATTAAGTGAGATACAAGACAACAATGATTGTTTTATTATGGATTATAATAATATAACTAAAATTAAAGATGTTGATGATATTGTTAGTACTATTAAAGACAATGCATATACACAATTATTATCCTTTGTTTTTTATTATGATAGCAAAGCTATTAATTATAATTTTGATAGCTTACATAAAATAGTTATGGATTTAAAACATTTAGCTAATAATAAAAAGTATACAAAATTTATAAAAGAAATAGTACAATTTGAATTAAAAGAAATACATAACAGTAAATAACTTTAATACTCTTATGATACATGTTTTTATTAACGTGTATCATGGGAGCTTTAAAGCTCAATTAAAGTAACAATTAAAAAGGATAAAATAAAATGAATGATACAATTACAAATCAAAATAAATTTGAATGTGAATATTATGAATTAGTTAATGAAATTGAATGTGCTATTGCAGATATAATAAGAGAAAAAATAATTAAATCACATAATAAAAATATAGCATATGGAATGAAATTTAATTATAAAGATAATGATTTAGATATAGCCATAAATAATCATGTTTTTAAAAATGGTTTTAATAGCAATATTGAAAATGTTTTAAATGAAATAGATATACAAGATAAATATTAATAAAAATAAATTGACAAGGTTATTATTAATTTAGTAACCTTGTTAAATAACTAATATAAATTAAATAACATAAGGATATAAACAAATGATTAAATTAGATATAAATAAATATTTAACTAGTAAAACTTTTAACTTAGATAATGTTACTTATAATAATATTAAAGTTTTAGATATGAATTTAAACCAATTAAAAAATATATGTAAAGATTATGGTTTTACTACGTTTTTAAGTGAAAGCAAATCACAAACTAAACTAGCTAAAAACTTAAAAGAATTAAATATGTATTCAATAGGTATTGCTATTGCACCATATGAATTAATAAAAGATTTTAATAATAATGATTATCATAAAGATATATTAGATTATTTAAATTATAATGGATTAGATAAAGTTATTACAACAGTTTGCAACAATGCGACTATATCTTGTAAAAGTAATTGTGTTATCTTTTATAGTGGAAATCCTGCTTATATAGATGCTAAACAAAAAGCTATGTTAAAACGTAAAAAGTTATTATTAAATAATCCTATGTTATTTTTAGCTATGTATATTAGATATATACAATTAAAAGCTAATTACTGTTTAAGAAATAATCTTTTATTATCTATACGTTTTAATATTTCAAGTGACATTGAATATGAAAATATTAATATTGTTTATAATAATAAAGTAAATACATTTTCTAATATAGCTAATGAAATAATACAACAAACTAAAATAGATAATGATAAAGATATCATATTAAAAAATTATGATTATACTAAAAACTTTAATAGAATAGCTAATAAAGATTATAAGTTTGTTTATTCAGTAAGTGACAACGATACTAATAAAACTAAAATAGCTATTAATAATGGTTTAAGTTTAGCTATGATATTTGATACAAAAAGAAATAAAGATTTACCTAAAACATATAAAGTTAATAATAAAATATTTAAAGTTATTGACGGTGATTTACATGATTATTTACCACAACATAAAGAACAATGTATAATTGGATTAAGATTTAAATATAAAGCTAAGGATAAAAAAGATAAAAGATTAATTGAATTAAATAAAGCTATATTAAATGGATTTGTTAAAATAGCAAGTTAATAAATAGGCTAGTATAGTATAGTTTAATTGTTTACCTATGCTATACAGTCTTTAAATAGCCATTAAAGGTATAACTAAAATAAAGGATAGATTAAAATGTTACAATCATTAATACTAACAGTTAAAATATTAATTATGTTTTCATATTTAATAATGGGATTATATATAATTGATATAGTAGAAACACGTTTTGAATATTGGGATAGTATAGACATGTTGGCTAGTGCAATAGGTACTATATTTATAATGTTTTCATTTATGTTACTATATATATTTAGTTGTATTAAAAAGTAAAATAAATATTATGGTGTGATATAAATGTCACACTATAATAAAACATGATAGTAGTATAGTTAGTTAAAATAAATAAAAATAATTAATTGACTAACTAAAAATAATAATATACTTTAATTATATAACTAAATAGAAAAGGAAATAATAGAATGGCTAATTCAAAAAAATGTAGTATATGTGATATTCATTTTGATAATAATATTAAATCAGTAATGCATCAAGATGAAGATGAAGAAGTAAATTTTTATTGTGTATCATGTTATGAAGAAGATTATAATGAAATACATAATCCAACATATGAAGATTAATTTAAATAGAAAAGGAAACTAAAATGAAAATACAAGTATTTATAAAAAATGTATATGGTAATAAGTTTTTTTATCCTAAATGTAAAATAGCTAAATCATTTTCAGATATTGCCAAAACTAAAACATTGTCAATAGAAACTTTAAACACTATTACATCAATGGGATATGATGTACAATTAGAAAATGAAATAGATATAAAGGATTTATTAAAATGAAATACAATATAAAACTAAAACTATTAAAAGAAATTGATAGACGTAAATTAAGACAATTTGAAATAGAAACTAAGTATAGATTAATGAAAGCAGTAACAGGAGGTAATGAAAAATATAGACGTGAATATAATAAAAAAAAGTAAATAAAGTTATTGACATACTTTTAGTTGTATGACATAACATAAGAATAGAAAATAATTGTATAACAAAATGAAAGGATAATACAATGAAAAAAATAATCAAAAATCCAATAGGAAACAAAAACATTTTCTTTAGACGTACTACAAATAGATATGCTCAAAAAGGTACTATCTCACATAATGTAGGTTATTTCTATGTTAGTAGAGATGCTGAAAATGGACAATTTATTAAAAGACAAAAATAAATTAAATAACTCTTTACAAGTAAATTATAATGATGTAGTTTACTTGTATAACTAACCAATAACAAAAGGAGAATATAAGATGTTACATAAAATATATAGAAAATCTAAGTTAACAGGTAATATAAATAGTATGGAATTGCCATTGTCAAACTTTCAAATTGATATGAGACAATGTAAAACAGATGACGATTTAAGAAATGAATTTCAATTCCTAAACTTTAGTGAAAGACAATTTTTATTAACAGGAATTACATTAAAAGAACAATTACTAAACAATCCTATATTTTATAAAAAAATAACTAAAGATGATAAAAATAAATATGATTTTAAAATAACAAAAGCACAATACGAAAAATTAAATAAACAACAGGAGAATATATAATGTTAGATACAAAAAGATTAATAAACCTAGATGAAAGTTTACTATTTGATATAGGTTATGAAAAGACAAGATTACCTAGTAAAAAATATGTTATGAATGTTAATGAAGATATACCTATTGGAATAGTAGGCAAGAGTTTTAATACTACATCACATAAAATATTCATAAATGGTGTAGAGAATGTGATAAAAGAAAATAGGACACCATACGAATTAGAAAATGCTAAAGTTAAGGTGTCTACTGCTAAAGATAATGCAGTAATAATAGCTGATATAACTTTACCTAATGTTACTACTAAAATAACTACTGATAAGCATACAACTACCATTGCTGAACGTATCATAGCATTACATGGAGTTGATGGTAGTATGTCTAATCAAGTATTTTTTGGTGCAATAGATTTCTTTTGTACTAATGGTCAGATAAGAGGTGAATATGATAAAGTTAGACGTAAAAACACATCTAATTTTAACATAGATACATTCATAGATGAATTACAAAATGCTAAACAAGATTTTTATGCACAATCTCAAAAGCTACAATCATGGGCTAACATTAAATTAGATGGTGTAGATGTCGCAGAAATCATTAAGAACATAGTTAAATCAGATAGGAAAGCTGAAAAAATGACTAGCCTATACTATAATGAGGTAGCCAATAGAGGTAGTAATGTATTCTCTTTATATTCAGCATTTACTAACTACTCTAGCTATGCTGATGAAAGGAATGGATTTAGCCTAAAGAATATGGGAAATGATACTGAAAGTTTATCTATGTGGAATAGAGAACAAGAGGTAAGCAAATGGATATCATCTAATGAGTTTAAGAAACTTGAATTAGTTGCATAACTAACACTTGACAAGTAGATTATAATGGGATAGTCTACTTGTATAACTAAATGAAAGGAAAATAAAATGACAATAAAAGAATTAATTAAACACTTATCAAGATACAATGAGAATACAAGATTAGATTTTATGTACACTAATGATGCTTTAGCTGATACACAATTTGATATTCCATTAAAGCTAATAGGAGTTATAGGTAGTGGAGATACTACTGAAAATTGTGATATTAAATATTTAGAATTAGGATTAATTGAGGAGAAATAAAATGACAGTTAAAAGAAAAGTTTATGTAGACATGGATGGTGTCATAGCTGATTTCTTTAAAGCACTAGAAATAAAGTATGGTGTACAACATTGGAAAGACATAAACATAGCACAATCAATATCAGAATTAAAAGGTACTGATTTCTTTGGAACAATACCTAAGTTTGAAACAAGTGATAAGCTGATTAGTCATATAGATAAACTAACTAAAGGAGAATGGATTATACTTTCATCTCCATTAAGATATGACAATAAGAACTCAGCATTTTGGAAAAGACATTGGCTAGATAAGCATAATTATAATCCAAGTGATGCTATCTTTACAGGTAGGAAAGAAAAGTATGCCATTAATAGAGCATACACTAAAGGTAACATCTTAATTGATGACAAGCCTGACAACATTCAGAAATGGATTGATAAAGGTGGGATAGGTATACTATACCAAGCTAATCAAGATAGCTTAGACTACTTGTATGACAGATTAGAAAAATATTACAAGGAGTAGTTGACATGGATGAAGAAGAGTTATATAACTTATTTGAAGATACGATGAAAGAGTTTGATAAACAATTTTTACCTAACGAAGAAATACCAATAGGAGATAAAGACAATGGTAATAGCTAGTATTTTTAATGGATATGGTGGTGGTATGTTAGCTAGTATAAAAGCAAGTATACCTATAACTAAGTATTATTATTCAGAAATAGATAAGTATGCTAACATAGTAATGGATGCTAACTTTCCTGATGCAATACCAATAGGAGATGTAACTAAAGTTGATGCTAGTAGTTTCAATCACGATGTTGATATCCTAATGGGAGGTAGTCCATGTCAAGGATTTTCATTTGCAGGAAAACAATTAAACTTTAATGATGAACGTAGTAAATTATTCTTTGAGTTTATTAGATTAAGAGATGAACTAAAGCCTAAGTATATACTGTTAGAGAATGTTAGGATGTCTAAACAATCTCAAGATGTTATATCAGAATACATGGGATTTGAATGTCAAGCATTAAATTCTAGTAAACTATCTGCACAAAATAGATATAGGTTGTATTGGTTTGGTGTACTAGTCAATGGTAAGTATGAGCAAATTCGTATTGCTGATATGATTGATAAAGGAATAGTTATGCAAGACATATTAGAAGATGGTTATGCTACTGAAGAGATGACTAATGCTGATGGTAAATCTCATTGCCTTACTGCTAGATATAATGGTGCAGTATGGTGGAATAGTATTGAACGTAAGCAACGTACTATGGTACTGAAAGATAATCCTACAGTATCTAAAGATGGATTGATTAGAGTTGGTACTGCTGATTTAAGAGGGCATGACAGTATCAAAAGAGTTTATGCTCAAGAGGGTAAAGCACCTACCTTAACTACGATGCAAGGTGGTCATAGAGAGCCTAAAGTTGCAGTAGGTAGGATAGTGAATAGAAGATTAGATGAGCATGGTACTAGGAAAGATGACCAACTAGATTTACCATTTACAAGACAGTTAGAAGTTAGGGAAGATGAGAAATCTAATTGTCTAACTACTGTACAAAAAGATAATGTAGTAGTATCTAAAGATATGTGGAGAAAGCTAACACCTTTAGAATGTGAAAGATTACAAACCTTACCTGACAACTACACTAATCATGTATCTAATAGTCAAAGATACAAGATGATTGGTAATGGATGGACAGTTGATGTGATTGCACATATACTGCAAGGTGTATTGATAATTGAAAAGTACGATAGTGATATGACTAAGATAAAAGAATGGCACAAAATGTATAACAATAACAAGGAGTTAGTATGACAAACGAAAGTAGATATATGTTGGCATTGGTTAATATATTATATTACCAAGTAATAAATATGAGTAAAGAAGAAATACAACCTACATTATTCTTTGATGAAGAAACTACAGATAAGTGGACACTTAAACAATGTCGTATACAATATGTCAAAGACCAACTAGAATTTATTCGTGATGGTAATCTTGATGATGAGAGTAAAGAAACTTGGAACACAGTATTTAAAAAGGAGTGTGTATAATGGGAGAATTTAAAGACAGATATTACAAGCAGTTAGAGGGATTCAAGATAAAAAAATTCTTAGGCATAGATGCAGAGGGATTCCCTGAGTTTATACTAACTAAACCTAAGTATGAAGACGTTAAGATAGCAGTAAGTTCTGACCCTGAGGGTAATAGTGGTGGGTTCTTATTTATAAATAGTGCAGAGGAGATAAACTAATG